GAACGAAGATGAAAACTTGGAGTAGCGTAATAACATATTCTGTGCTTGACATGGGCAGGGAGTGTGAAACAAAAGAAGAATATATTGAAATGGTAAAAGAATATTTTAAAGAAGAACATAATCTTGAAATATTAGAGAATGAAATATCCGATATTGAATATGAGGAGAACGAAGATGATTAATAAATGGAGATATGTTGTATGGGTTGGTGGTTGTGATGATTACTATACTGAATACGAGAGAGCCAAAGAGCATTATGATAAATGGATTGAGCAAGGATATGATGATGTGCATTTATTAAAACTAAAGGAGAACGAAGATGAGTAGCTATATCTCTGAAATTGTAGAAGAAGATGTTATTACTTGCGAATGTTGTAAAAAGAACTTTCTAACAAATGAAATTACTTTAGATGATTTCAATTTCGCGTGGGATAACTATACAACGATTGATTGTTGTTCTGATTGTGCAAGTAGCAATATGGAATGTTATGCGATTGATTTTGACAAAATGAATAATTCTCAAAAGTTATCCTTTGTTGCCGAAAGAAATGGATATGTTGAAGACGGAATAGGTTATTTAGATGACGGCAACGAATTCCGAGATGACAACGGACAAGCACTTTTTATTGATAACGAGGAGAACGAAGATGTCTGAGAAAGAGATTATAGAAGAATTAGTATTAATGATTACTTGCGATTATTGGGATTTAATTCCTGAACATCATCAAAAAATTATTGAACAACGATTACAAAAACTAGGTTTATAAGGAGAACGAAGATGAGCGTAATAACTAAACCAAAAATAAAAACTAAATCATGGACGGCAGTAATAACTTACTCCGTACTTGATATGGGCAGAGAGTGCGATACTCAAGAAGAATATATTGAGATGGTAAAAGATCATTTCAGAGAAGAACATAATATCGAATTAACCGATAACGAGATAACCGATATTGAATTTGACGAGGTGGAATATGAGTAAGAAACCATACCTTAACTACGGCAATCTAGAATGGCATTTTGAACAAGACGATAAAACGCCACCTAGACAATTAGCTAATATCCCTTTGGGAGAACTAGACGAGCCAATTACTACAGGCAGAGAATTACTTGCCTATCTATCCAAATGTCTTAACAAAGACAGATATGCCTTTAGGAACAGAGGTAGAGGTAGTAGAAAACATGCTACAGGATTTATGAGAGATCTAACGATTGATCAAGCAGAAAGAGTAGCTATCTACTTTCAAGAAAAAGAAAGTGTTATTAAGAAAGAGATCTTTCAACGAAACCGGTGGAAAGACAGATACCAACTTAATGATGCTATCAGAGAACTATCAAGAAGACTTTACGAACATGCTCAAAAGTATGGTGATGATGTTTTAATTTTACAAAAAAAGGAGAAGTGAAAATGAAAGTATATAAAGTATATACAAAATGGGTTGGCTATTCTGAAATAATAGTTGATGCAGAAGATGAACAAGAAGCTAAAGATTTTGTAGCTATGGGAAGTTATGACCCTAGTGAAGAATTGCAAACAGGGAATGGTCTTGATTATGGCTATGAAGATGAACAAGTTTATAAAATAGAGGAGATACCAAATGATTGAGAGAGTAACGAGTGCCTTACTAGATATGTATGACATACAAAATGCTTTAGATGAGAAAACCAAAAACTTACCTAAAGACAATGACGGAACGGATATAACTATTGGTGATTGTATTGCTGATGTTATTAGCACTTTAAGGAGAATACAAAATGAAACTAAATGAATACCAATTAGTTAAGAAACTAGGCGTAACTCAATTCAAAGAGTTAGCTGATCTTGTTGACGATCTTGGGTGGGACTATCAAAGAATGACTACAAGTGGCAGAGCAACATACAAGAAACTTTGCAATACACTTGGTTGGGAATTTGAATGGAATGATGAGGAGTTAGGCTAATGAAAGAATGGCAACAAGATAATTGGACTGAATTAACAACAGAAGATAATCAAGTCTTAGATGTTAATTTATGGACTGACGATACTACAGGTAAGCAATACATTTCTTTCTATCCTACAACTTGGAATGACGAGGGCTACTATACAGCAGACGGAAATTACCGAGAGGGATACAGAGAAACAGACAGCAATCCTATAGCAACTTATAGAGTAATTTTAGAGGAGAAATAAAAATGAAAGTAAAAGATCTAATTAAAGAACTACAGCAACAAGACCAAGATAAAACTGTAAATATCTTTATTGCCAAAGAATTTGGAGAAGACAATGTAGAAGATATTTATAGCGAAGTTATCTTAGATGTTATTGATCAAGATGATACTGTAGAAATTTATTGTTTAAAGGAGAGTGCAAATGTCAATTAGAAAAACAAACAAAGACAGATCAAACGACATATATCGTCTAATGTTAGTCTTTTTACAATACTATGGTTTTGAAAAGTCATACGCTGATGAAGAAAACTGGTTTATAAGAGATTTGCTATGCGACTTAAAACACTTTTGTGATGAATACGCTATTGATTTTTATGGCGAGTTAATTAGGGCTGAAAAGTTTTACGACCTAGAGGTGCAAGAAGAAAAAAAGGAGAGTGCTTAATGGATATAGGCAATAGATGTGTATGTTGTGGCGAAGATACTTCTTTTGGTAGTGGCAACTTCGTCAATCGTATTCCTGCAGATGCAGATTACGAGAGTTTAGACGAGCAAGGTAATGTTATCTTTGCTGACGGAGAATACAGGGACGGATATGCTTGTTCTGATTGTATGGCTATACCTTGTTATAGGTGTGATAAACCTATACCTTTAGACGAAGATCTATCACCTTGTTGTGTTTATCCTGAAGACCATATCAATCATTTTGATAATGAATTTTCAGATGGTGCAGATAGAGTGCATTTTGAATGTCTAACTAAAGAAGAAAGACAATATTTAAATGTTTGAATTTCTAGCTATAACTATATTAATCATTTTATTTCTAATAGATAAGGATAACAGCTAATGCTATCAAGAAAAGACGAAAGAAACGAAGACGGCTACAGAGATTGTAATCTCTGTGGCCATTCTTTTAATCTATATGCAGATGACGAGGGACTACTCAATCTAGAGGAAATCCTAGAGTGTTCTGAGCAACAACAACAACAATGGCAATCAAACAATCCAAGAATAGATTTAACAAGCTATTTCTGTAGTGATTGTGCCGAACATACCATTCAACAAATAGAGGAGAAAATAAATGTATAGAGCAACAATAGAGTTAGAGTTTAATCAGAAACCTGATGAAGCAGATGTAATCAATTACCTAAATGAATTAATTGATAACGACTGTTTAGGATTTGAGATTAAACAAATTAACAATCCTAATAGCGTAGGTTATTACGGATACAATCAAAAAACGGATAACTACTATCCAAATTTAGACGACTAAGGAGAAGTTAAATGACTGAACATACCGACAAAGTAGAACAAGCAAGATTTAGAATATTCAAAGAGCAAACAAACTACCCTACGATTGAGGGTAGAGCCGAATGGGATTACTTAATCAAACGCTATCCAAATGGCAAGATCGTCAAAGTCTTTGACGACAAACGAAAGAAAAATGAAATCGTAGCAGAGGGAGAGGAAGTTTAATCTTCCTCTCTATTAACTCCTACCTTATCCTTTTTCTTTTTTCCAGAATCTAAAATATCGTCAACGCTAATCATACTTCCCGACTTGTCTTCAATAGCTGTTCCCGACTGTTGATGTTCAATAACTTTGTTCCCGATTAATTGCTGTAGCCGTTTTTCGACTTCCTCCCGACTCATCTGGTCAATCTTTCCATGCAATACTTCCCGACGATCAACAATTAGCCCGCCAAGTTTCAACAACAAATTCTGAGCGTTGATGGCCGCCGTAAAGTTTTCCTTCTCCCACGCCGCATCTCTGAGTTTATACAAGTCCTCGACAGCTCTATCGTGATTCAATTCAAATTTCTTTTTAGCCTCACTCATCAATCTTTCATACTCCCGACGAACATGCGCATATCTCCCGCCTGGTCTCATCAATCTCCCGACGACTACCGGATTCTTATAGCCTGCCTTTTTCGCGGCCTCCGCGAAAGTCAGTCTAGGATCGTTGACTGCATTCCAGACTAATAACCTTTGTCTCTTGGTTAACTTCTTCTCGTCGTCATTCATATATTCAATCGGCATCTCATCTACAGGTTCAAGCGTCGGCTCTACCTTGATGGTTGGCCTTATCCTCATATCGTATGCTGGCATGTTCTATCTTAGTTATCCTCGCGTCAAATTCTTGTAAAAGTTTAGCTAATATCGGTTGTTCTAACAACTCTATCAAATCATCTGGAAGATGCTCCCGACACTTATCGGTTAGTCTTAATTTGTTCATACTGAATAAATTTTATCACACCTTCTACAAATACTTTTGTCAAAGTCTCTGACAAAACTCTGCCAAAACTCTTCAACCCTCGTAAAGTACTGATATAATGTATTATTTATATATAATAATATATATATATTTACCTTATTTATTAGTTTTGTCAGGTTTTTCTTTACCCCCCCTTTACTTTTACGATTATGAGGGATTTTAGGCATATTCTAAGGGGGTACTCTGACAAAATGACAAAACTGCCAAAAGTGCGCCAGTACTGCATTTGCGCCATTTTGACAAAACTGACAAAATGACAAAACTACCCCGTTTTTGCCAAAACTCTGCCTAAAATACGACTAATTGCGGGTTTGAAGGGGGTCTTTTGTCAAAAGTTTATGACAAAACTATTTGTCTTTTTCAGGGGTAAAATCAGGGATAAATTCTATCTCTTTTGTTAGACCAAAAGAATTTTCTAAGATCTCATCTATTTTAAGAATACCTTGTTCGATTGTTGTTGAATAATCGAAGACTCTTGAGGTTCCGAAGGTAAAAAAAAGTAAGGCGACAAATTCCGCATCTGCGCCGCGTTCGATAAGTTCCGAGAATAAAGATTCAAGTCTACGTTCAGCTTCTTGTACGGAAGGTTTCTTCTTTTTGATTTCCAAGACTTTCATACTTGGAGTTTAGCTGAGAATGGTTAAAAAGGAAAGTGAGGTGTTTTGCCGCAGACTACACCTCAGAGTCCGGAGTGTGGGGTAAATGAAAGTATAAGGAACCCCAAAGCGACGCGTCTCTTATTATTTTAACAGGCCAGACGACTTGCCTGCTCGCGATTATCTTCTGGGCGCGTAGTTCTTAAAGAACCCGTCGGTTACCCAGTCAAACCAAAAATCTCTACAACTGCATTCGTCGTAGCGTTTATCAATTTTTTGCATACGATAGTAGAACTCTCCTACATCTTCGCAATCTTGAATGATACCTTCGGCATCTGCCTCCATATCAATTAATAAATCAGATATTCTTCCCATTTAGTGTACCCCCATTTCTCTGATAAGTTTTGCTGATACCTCTTCTATTAAACAAGTAAGTCTAGAAGTATCGTTGGATATCTGCCAAGTGTAGATATCGGTTTTGGTTATTTCTATTAGACCTGCTTTGAAGTATTGTTCCATCAGCGCAAAGATAGAGTCTCGTAAGACATCTCTTGTTTGGTCTATTTGTTCAGATATTGTTTCGTTCATATTAGCTCCTCCGAAAATTATCTACACTTAGTATAGCAAAAGTAGTTTACAGCGCAACTATTATTTGATACATTTAGTAATTATATATAGGAGCATATATGAACGAAGTAAAAAATTTAATTGAAGGCGTCCTTGCCTTACAAAGTCCAACCGCACCTGTCGGCAGAATCGACATGCAAAAAGACCTGGACTCTATGAAAAAGATCAACGCGTTTGTTGAGTATATCTATATCCATCATCCCGCGTTGTTTGAGAAAGCCTACAAGGAAGCCAGCAAGTGAGATTCTTTTTTAACTACAACGGCAAAGCAGTTGAGTGGGAATGGAAAGATAAAGACAAACAATTTTACAGAACTTATATCCCTAAAAAATCTGAATTGATTATTAAAGGGATAGACGGGGCCGAAAGGCAAATTATTAAAGATACTCTATGGGAGAACATACAAAATGAAATTAGAGAAATCAAAGATAGGAAAAATCAGCAAGCCAAAGAAAGTCGTGCTAAGAAAAAAGCAAATCAATCTTGAGCAAGCTATTAAAGAAACTGAAAAGAAAATAGAACAGCAAATAGCTGAAAGAGAAAAAGAAATAGTGCGCGTTAAAGAGCCTATGACGTTTTCGCAAAATGTATTGGCTATTGTTGTTTTAGGAACAATCGTGCTGATCGCTTGGTTGAATGGATAACTTCATATTGCCATTTCTTATAACTATAGCTAGTGCAGCAATCTTTGCTGTCGTTGGTTTGTATTTAATAGAAAAATTTCTAAGCAAATGAATTATACAGAGGAAGAAAAAGAAACCTTAGATGCAATTAAAATTATCAGAGCCTATATAAAAAATAACTTAGTGTTTGTAGGCGAGGTAAAGCTAGACGATATGTTGTTTAACTTGCAAGAAGAAATAATAGGTAAGGCGGAGTTTAGATGATTAGTTATTTATGGGGTTGGTTTGACCCCGAGCAACTACCAAGATAATGCCGCTTAGAGACTATCAACAAGAAGCCTTAGATGCGTTAGAAAATTACGTATCTTTAGAAGAGGGCAATCCTTTAGTTGTTATGCCGACAGGTTCAGGCAAGTCGCATGTTATTGCAGAATTTGTACTGCATATGAAACAACAAAAAGATGCTAAGGCTTTGATCGTTAGTCATGTTAAAGAAATTATTTTGCAGAACTATGAGAAACTCAACAATGTTTGGGAAGGAGATATTGGTTTGTATGGAGCTAGCTTTAAGAGCAGAGATACAGACAACGATATTATATATGCGCAGCTGCAATCGGTTTGGAACAAGGTAGGCAAGCTCCCTTCATTTGATCTATTAGTAGTAGATGAAGCTCATCTTGTTCCAAAAGACGGCGAGGGAATGTATCGTTCTCTCGTCGTTGCTTTAAAAGAAAAAAATCCAGATCTTTGTGTAGTAGGTTTTACAGCTACTCCCTACCGTTTAAATTCCGGTATGTTAACCGAAGGTGAAGGCGCTATCTTCGACGATATCGCTATTGACTTTAGTAGTGGTGATAATTTATTACGCTTGATTGATGATGGTTACTTAGCACCTCTAGTAACGAAATGTATGGATACTCAATACGACGTAGAAAGCGTCGGTATCAGAGGTGGAGAATTTATTCGTTCTGATCTACAAGAAAAAATGAACGACGAAGGCAAAACAATTAAAGCCATTCAAGAAACAATTAAAAAGGGACAGAACAGAAAGCAATGGTTAATCTTTTGCGCTGGCGTCAATCATGCAGAGATGGTCTGCAGCATACTTCGTCTCTACGACATCAGCGCAAAGGTTGTAACTGGAGAGACTAGCCAAACCGAGAGAGATCAATTAATAGCAGATTACAAAGCTGGCAAAATAAAAGCGTTGGTTAATTGCGATGTCTTAACAACCGGATTTGATGCGCCTAATACAGATTTGATTGTTATGTTGCGACCAAC